GGTCTGGGGACGCCTTCCGCGTCCGTTGCGGTGCCAAACCGTACGCTGGTCATAAACGCCCTGTGCGCCGACAGGACGCGGATCATAGGCGGTATAGGTATTGCCATTGTCCGTGGAGATCGCCCGGCTGATTTCAGCATCTGAGCCATCACCTGAAGCCGTTGAGACGCCCTTGGAGGATTCCAGGATAAGCGTTCCCAGCGGAGGCCTGCCGCCCTCATGCGGGATATGCGCCGTGAACCTGCGCACAATGTCCCGGCCCAGCGTGCTGGCATCCGCCTGCTCGTCGGTCGGATAGTCCCGGCTCATTTCCATGAACGCTGACCCGCTCCGCTTGGCAACATATTGCTTGCCGCCAACGGTCAGGATCTGAGACCAGTCCCAGCCAGCCATGGCTTATGCGGCAAGGCTCAGCGTGAAGGCCGTCACGGTGAAGCTCTGGCCGGAAGCAAATGAGGTATTGTCCACTTCCATGTCACCGCCGCCGCCCGTGGCGGTCACCGACCCGATCATGTGCAGCGTGGTGCCGTCCGAGGCATACAGCTCGAAGTGACCCGCCGTGCCGGTCGCGTCGGCTGAGGTGTCTTCCCAAGTGCCGGACTTTGCTTTCGATCCGGAAGAGGCTGCCGCCATCCAGTCAGACGGAAGCGTCAGGGTCGCCAGCACGGTGCCGGTCGTTCCGGCAGCGACGTTTGCCCCCTTTGTCCCGCTAAGGATTTTCAGGATAGCGCCAGTGCTGATCGCGCTTTCGATTGCGTCAAGCATGGCGTTGCGAACCGCCGCTGACAGTTGAATAGCCATGTCTTACTCCTGTGGCTGTGCCCACTCGTTTGGGGCAATGTCTCGTGTTGGAAGGCTTGAGAGGAATTCCCAGTGCTGGGCGTGCGCTGGGTCGGCCAGTACCTCTTCCGGCAGGACAAATGTCACGCCATCGGCAAGGCAGATCGGGTGCAGTTCAGAATTTGGTACGGTTTCTCCGCTGACGGAGATCGCCTGCTGGGCTGTGAGAATAATCATGGGGCTGCGGCTGCCATTGCTGTGCGGAATGTGCTCAGGCGGCTATAGAGCGCGGCTTGCTTGGTGGACCCGAGCGAGGCGCCGACAAAGGCGCAGGACATTTGCTTGTCGATCAGGAAGCTAGGGCTGGTATAGTTGGCCGTTGCACCAAGAAACATTTTGTTTGTCGGGCGGCTGGAGGCACTGTTTGTGACCGTCCCAACGGAGGAACCGTCCTTGAATGCCTCCACCGCTGTTGATGAGGTACGCTCTATCGACACAAAGCCTTCATTCGTCGTGATTGTAGCTGATCCGATGGCGGGCACGGTCGTTCCGTTGAGGCCGCCATAAATCTTGTTGCCACTCTCCCTTGGGAAGATTTCGGAAAGCACTGTTGCCCGTGCGCCCATCGCCACTTTTGTGGCCGCTGCATCCGTGCCGCCAACAAGCCAGACGCCCATGCCGGCATCATTCTGCGTGAAATTCACCCCACTGCTGGGCGTGAAATTCGTGTTCAGGTAGCTGGTAGATCCATTGCCAGCAATGCCAAGATATGGCGTATGCGTTGGGCTGTTCACGGCCGTAAGCGTAAATGTCGCCGGGTTCTTGAGGTTCAGGTAACTATCTGCCGCTGTCGGCATGTTCATCGGCCAGAACGCGTCAAGGCTTGACCAGATGCCGTCCGTCTTGAGGCCCGTCACAAGTGCGTCAATGGCATCCTGAACCGCCGTGCTGGGCGTCGTCCCCATGGCATCGATGAACGCCTGTGCATCCGTATCGTAAGTGGCGCCGAGCTCGCCAGTCGCTACCAATGTCGGCCCGGTCAGTGTTGCATCGACCGTGCCTGCAATGGCCAGCGCGCCTGTTGCCACAAGGCTCGGCCCATCAAGCGTGGCATCCAGCGTGCCTGTATTGTCCGGCGTCAGCACAATCGTGGAGACCAGCGTAGGCGCCGCAAGCGTCGCGTTGACAGCCCCTTGAATCAGCACTCCACCAGAAGCCACCAGCGTCGGTCCAGGCAAGGTCGCATCGACGCTTCCCGATAGCGCCAGCTTGCCCGTTGCCACCAGTGTCGGGCCTGCAAGCGTTGCTGCCACAGAGCCCTCATTGAGCGTCACGCTTTCGCGCAGATGCCATTCGCCGCTGGCAATACTCATGACCGCGCACCAGTCCGGCGCATTCAGGCAATAGAACTCCTGTCCTTCCGCCTTGTAGGTTGCTGCGATCAGATCGGCCGCATCGACGGCTGAAACCAGCCGCGAAAGCCATGGCGGCGAGATAACCGGCGCATCCGCTCCCGCCAGCGCCACCACATTGTTTTCCGGATCGACCCAGACAGGCCCTTTCGACGTGATTGCAATCGTATCGCGCGCCTTGCACCCGACCGGCACCACGCTGGACGACCGCGAAAACGGGTCATCCGCATTGGACGGCTCGGAATACCACATCTCCACCGTCTTTGTGCCGAACATGATGGCCATCTCTGCCCAGACGCGCACCGCCACAAGCCCATCAGGGGCCGCCTCTGCGGTGTAGAAATTCGTTCCCTCGATATTGTCGAAGTCCAGGACACTGGTGAACCAGAATTGGCCATCAGAGGACGTGAACAGCAGCCTCTGGCTCATCACCGCCACGCTCGTCACCGTGGACGGAAAATCCACATCCGTCACAGCCGCAATGCTGGACCCGCCTGAGACGTAAATCGTGCCACCGGACAGGATCGCCAGCTCTGTCTCCGAAATCGCCATGTCCGCGCGATCCGTGCCGCTGACAGTCCCGGAAATCGTCCCGAATGTCCCGCTCGAAGGCACCCATGTGCGCAGCGTCGTGCCGTCAAGGATCAGCACCTTGCCCGAAGCGAACGCATCCGCCTGCGCCATGCCGCGGATATTGCCGGTGATGACGTTTGAAGGGTCCTTGTCCACCGTGCCCGGCGTGGAGACAAGGCGCCTGTCACGCTTCGGGTTCGAGCGGTCTACCTCGCCATAGAGGTTGACCAGCACCTTCTCAGGCTCACCGGCCTGTTCCCGCTGCCAGTGTTCATATGCGAGCTGGGCGCGGGGCATCGCCTAGAAGTAATCTACCTGAATGGAAGCGCCTTGCGAGCGCTTGGCTGACAGGCGGCGCAAGTCACGCTCACCAATCTGCGAGCGGACCTGGTATTCAGCCGGGTTGATGTCGAACTCGGAGCAACAATAAAACGTCAGGTATTCTGCGAGCGGATCGCAGACAGACATCGGAACCTCGTCATTTGCCCACCAGCAAACGCCTTCGTCGCGCATGTACTCAATGCGGCTGTCGAAAACATCGTTTACAACCGACAAGTCAGCAGCTTCAGCCGACTCGCCAGCCACAATCAGCTTCAGCTTCAGGAGCACGCGGGTCTGAACCTCTGCGTCAGTTTCCGTCGCCATCTTCAGCCTCGTGCCATTCGATCACCTGGTCAGCCTCTGCTGCCGTGTTGATCGATTCCGCCATGTCAGGATCAAGCGTCTGGGCCAGCTTCACGCGCTGCTTCCAGTGCAGCTCGCGCCAGTTGGCAGGGATGCCGCCTTTATCAGCCGCTTGATCTTCCGAAGCCGCCTCGACCGGCGGATCAATGACAGGTTCAGCCACTTTCGCAGCCTTGCCTTCTCTCGTCTCAAAATGGTCGTTCCTCGTCAGGCGCCTGAACAGGTCTTCGCTCTGAACATCTGCCCAGACGCCTTTCGGGAAAGCGTGACCCCAAAGGACAATGCCTTCGGGGCCTTCGCCATCATTGCGAGGATCGCCGATGAAGCGAGCCTGCATCAGCTCTGCTCACCCAGCACGCACTGCATTCCCAGCTGTAGCGTTCCGGCTGCTGCTGTTGCGGCTGCTGTCGCCGCCGTCAGGGTAACCCAATGCTCAACGGGGATAATCAGGCCAGCACCAGCTTTCAGGATTACCTGTTCACCACCCGTGCCTGCTTGCCCGATGGTAGAACCATCAAGGAAGCAGTCCACATCATCATAAGTGGTGTCAGATACGCCAGCGATACCAAGATCCAGGGCAAGCGCAGGCGAGCCCGTGTCCATGTCGGACGCATTGGCGTACAGGCTGATGTAGCGGGTGTAGGCAGGCATACGGAACAAGGCCGTCACAATCCCGGAGGCCAGCATGGCCGTAGTGATTGCGTGAGTCTTGTTGACGTTCTGCACGGCCATGAAGCCCAGCGAGGACGGAACATCGTTCTTATCGACGATGTTGTAGTCGAGAGTTGGAAAAGCCATCTTTCATGTCTCCTTACGCGTCTGCGACTGCTGCGAAGAACCCGGTGACAACACCGTGGTCCACAGTGTCATCGGTGTCATCGTCGCCAGTTCCGAACCGCATCTTGTGGATGCCGTCGATGGCTTCGATGGCCACGCCGTACTTGTCGCCATAGTCAAAGGTTTTGGTCTTGGTCGCGTAACGCTTGGCCGAACCGTAAGCGAGCGCCTGAGCGCCGCAGAGGTAGACCGGCTCGCAGTCAATCGTGCCGTTGCTGATCGGCGTGATGTCATCCACTTCATGGATAATCATGCCATCCCACAGGAGGTCGCCGCCCTGGAACAGGCGGTTATTCTCCATTTCCAGCTGCACTTCACGTTGCGCCTGCTGGATCGTGGAATTGGCCTTCAGGTCGCGGAAGGTCCGAGGACCAGCATAGACCTTGTAGTACCGGCGGTTCTGACCAGCCACGCGGATCGGGCGAACCTTTGGCTTGCCCGCATGGGTGCCAGAACGAGTTGCCGTTGCCAGACGCTTCATCAGCGAAAGCGCACCCGGCGTCAGCTTGTCAGCCGTGTTGTCGATCTGCGCCAATGCTGCCGAATGGTCATTCGAGGCATTGTTTCCGACAAGAGCGCCGAACAGAACCCGGTCAGCATTGTCCGCCAGCCACGCATCCTTTTGCGTCTCGGTGGCGTCTGCATAGGCCACACCATTGATCGACCCAAGGGCCTCAATGATGCGATCCCGCACGTCTTCCTGTGCCCACGTCATCAGCGTCGAGCGGGCCGCATCACGGAGATTAATTGCCGAGCGGTACTCGGACATCTCTGCGATACGAACAGCCGTGCGCCGCTTGTCCACGGTGAAGCGGAACGAACGGGACGCCATGTCCTGCTCATTGCCTTCCAGCACGTTCGTGCCGGTCACTGCAGACCCGGTAAGGCGGTTGACAAGAGCAACAGTGAACGCGTCACCTTTGCCCTTCTTGAAGTTCTCCACCATCTGGATGATGGAGTTTTCGCTCGTGCCCATCACGGACTTGAACGGGTTGTCCTGGATGAACTCCGTGTAGAACTTGTCGTCCCACTGTTCAGGAGTCAGGCCAGTTGCTGCGCGTGTGTCAGCCATTTCATTGCTCCGATTTCATGGAGCCGAAGCTCCACTAACTTTTGAGCAGGTCACTCAAAGGCGTCGGCCCGCTGAACGCTGGTCCGGCCCGGCCGGATTGCGCTGACGGACTGCCGGTAAAATTCCCCGGCATCTTGCGTTGCGTCTGAGTTTGAGCCTGCGGCGAAGCGGGTTCGTCCGTCTGGACCTGCCCGCGTTCGGCAAGTTTCGCTTCAATGAGTTTGTCGATATCACCGCCGTATTGGTCGAGTTGCGAATAGGCCTGCACCTTCCGGAACTCTCTTACGGCATCCCCAACAGGGTCATCCGAAGCCAGCATCCTCGCATTCAACTGCGGGTCTGCTGCGCAGGCATCATATGCCCACGCCTCGGCATTCTTCACCTCTTCAGCACCAAAATCACTCACAGCAAACCGTTTGGACACCGCGTACTTGGTGCCGTAGGCCTGTTGTGCGTTCTGTTGCTGAACAGTCTGAATAACGTCCTCAATGCTCGGCTGATGCTCTTGGCCCTGTTGCTGCGATGCAGCCCATTCCTGCCATTGCCTCAGCTGTGCCTCAGCCTCTTCAGCACGCTTTTCAGCGGCACTGCGGGCTTCCGTTGCAGACTTGACGCGGGCATGCATCCAGGGCGGCAAGCCGTCCTTTTTGTCATCCCCTTCATCCTTGTCGGCCTTTTCTGACGGCTTTTCCTCTGTTGCTGCCGCCTTTTCAGGCTCGTCCAGATCGTCGCCATCGGCTTCATCGGTCTCAATAGCTTCCGCCTTGACCTCTTCCGCCTTCTGCTCCGTATCGAGAGACTCCTCGGGTTCATCCACATCGTTGAGGATGTGGTCCAGTGATTTCCTGCTCATTGAATCGACCTTTTGCCGTTGTCTTCACGTATTCGCCCGCAATGCAGCGGCGTCCTGCTTCGTCGCCCGTATTCGCCCGGCGTCGGCGTCTCAGCATCTTCCGGAGCTACCGGCCTGATGCTGCAACTTGTGGGACAGGCGGAGGCTGCATGGCGTCCTGCACCGTCTTGAATGCCTGCGCGCGCTTGTGCGCAATGTCCGCTTCATTGAGGCGGTATTGCTGTTCGCGCTCTACCGGATCGACCGGCTCTGGCTGCGGCTGGCCTTGCCCGGCCTCCGCCATTGTCTTCATGGCCTGCGCGCGATCCTTCTCAGCGCTGGCCTCCTTCTTCGAGACTTCAGCTTCAGCGCCGCGCACCTGGAGCTGCTGCATCATCTGTTGGAGCTGCTGCATCATCTGTTGCTGCTCAGGGCTCATTTGCTGGTTGCCGCCCTTCAGGACCTCCATCAGCTTGCGCTTCCGGCTCGGCGGGTAAGGCGATGCCTCAACAACAAACTCCTGAAGGTGCGGCGGCATCTGCATCAGCATCGGGAGGATTTGCGTCAGGTCTGCCCAGACTTCCTGCTCAATCGTCGCAACGTCCGGGCTTTCCTCAATAATCAGGTCAATGTCTGTTTGTGCGACCTCGTTGCGCATCCCGACCGGCATTCCCGACATCGGGTCAATCATCGGCTCGTTCAGTCCAATGAACTTCGGCGCATCGTCCCGATCTGTCACACGAATGAACATCGGCGCGGTCCAGAACTGCTTGCAGCGGCCCCAGACCTTTTCAAACACTTCCCGGTCAAGGCTGCGCAGGTGATCCAGCAGCGGACCAAGCTCGACCAGCCCGCCTTTCTGCTTTGCCTGAATAGCCCGGCCCGATTGCCCGCCGCCATCATGGCCCTGAAGCGAGGCGTTCGGCCCCATCTTCTCAAGTTCTGCCGTGGCGTGCTGCAACAGCGTCATCTGGCCTGCAGACAGGTCGTTGTTCTGCTCGATCCGGAACTCCATGCCCGGATTGATCTCGATATAGGCGTCAGGCTGCGCGACTTTCCGGCGCGCTTCCTCCGGATCATCCACTGCGCCACGCTCGGCAATCACCTGGTTCGTATTCAGCAGGTGCAGGGACTTGGACCGGCGCTTGTTCACCTCGTCCTGCGGGTCGATCATGTCGCGCACAACGCCGTGGCGGTTGTTGTCGCGGTCCACATAGGCAGAACGCCAGATATACGGGTCTTCGCTCTCGCCTTCGGTGTTCACCCACGGGCTTTCACCAGCTGCGAGGATGCCTGCCTCGGTGAACTCTGCCCAATAGCACTGATCGCGCTCTTTCCAGTAGCACTGGACGACACGAACACGCTTGCGGGCGCTGTCACACCAGCTCTTGAACTTGGGCCGGTCGTCATACGTGTCCGTCCGGCTGCCGTTCTGCATCGTGGCTGTCAGGATTTCTTCCCGGTCGCCGTACTTTTCCTTGGCATCCTCCAGATCCATCCAGAGCACGAGCCCACGATGGCGCGCATCCGAGAAATCAGGCTCACACGAATGCGCATCCCACCACATGCGGTCCCATGGCGTGCGCTTGACGATGATGTCAGGGTTCGACTCCATAAACCCAAGCTTCTGGATGGCTTCCATCGGCTTGCGAGCCGACTGCTTGACCATCACTTCAATGCCACCAACGCCTGCGACCAGGATGTCTTTCCAGGCCCGTGCCCGGTGATAGCTGTACTCGTTCTGGTCCCCGACATAGCGCAGGGCATCGGTCGCCACTTCCGCACTGTCTGCATCGGCTGGCGTGCGAGGATAGGCTTTCGGGTCGCTGCGGTTCTGCGCTTCCATGCCGAGCAGGAAGTCGATCTTGCGGCGGATCAGGTTGATCGTGATCGGCGGCTGACCACGCGCCTTCAGCTTGTCAAACTCTTCCTGTGTGAGCTGCTTGTTGTCGTAATAGTCAACGTCGCGCTCCATCTTGTTGAACGCTTCACGGCTGGCCTCTTCCGATGCCTCGAACCAGCGTTTCAGCTTGGCGTGAACCTCGCCCGAATACAGACGGTCTTCCGCTTCCGTGTCAGGTGCGTCATCGCCGGACTGCATCAGGCCACTTTCCAACTGCCACCTCCATCATCGCTGCTGTTCCAGTTCCACGCATCGCGCGGAGGTTTCTCTTTGCGCTTCGGCTTGATCCATGGCCGCGACATGCAGGCATAGCGCCATTCATCCGCTGCGTGGTCTTCCGAGTCCGTATCAATGTCTTCAGGCCGCAAATTATCATGCGGAAGCGTCGGGATTGTCCGGATGCTGTCACGGCATGTTGTGAAGCAATAGATCATCGGCCTTTCGTGCCCGATCATCCGCTGGCGCATTTCGTCCCAACCGCCCATTGCGCCATTCCTGGCAACACGCTTGTTATCCGCAGGCCGGAAAATCACACCATGATTGCGAAAGATTTCTGCCCGACTTGGCCCGCCGTCCTCTGCAAAGATGGCTGGATCAGCCACGCATCCGCTGAACTTATGGCCTCTGCTACGATCACTGATACCGGCAGCAACTTGCTCAGTTGTCAGCTTCAGACCCTTGTTTGGGCCATCGGCGCCGTACCATTCATTGAACCTAACCAGCGCGCCGCGCGGAATAATCCCCTCCGGCCTGCGCAAGTCATCAGAAGCAACAGCCCAAAACCCGCAAGAGAACGGCGATGCCGATCCCCAGTCAAAACTTCTGAACTTGTGCCAGCTGTCCGGTATCTCGAACGGGCTGAGTAGCATCTGCGATGACCAGCAATCGAAAAATGCCCCATCGATCGCGTTCCAGTCGCCTTCAAGCCACGCTCTGACAAGTTCCTTGGAGCCAACCAGATACAGGCGGTTCACGTAGTCTGGGTCTTTTGCCAGCAGCGCCCGGTTGTCCTGCACCTTCGATGGAATGAAGCAGCGCGTGTGGATGGCTCCATTAGGAAGCTCATGATGCAGGATCTTCATTCCCTGCGGGCGCGTATCGATTTCAAAACGCTCCTTGATCCATGTCGCACCCGGACCGCCGGGGTTGGCCATCAGGGTCATCTTGACGTCAGCGCCCCTCAAAGCGCCCCAGAGTTTGTCAATCGGGTCCGGCATTGGATAGTTACCGGCCTCGTCAATATCCACGTCAGTCAGGTTCTGGCCCTGGTACTTCTGAGCATCGTTGACGTTTTCAAGCGGCCTGAAGCGCAGGCGCCCCCCATCCGGGAACGTGAATTGCGACTGCACCTTGTTGAACGACGCACCAAGCGGCCTGAATATCTCAAGCGCCCGCTCAATCATGTCGTCAGCCTGCGGCATCTCCTGCCGGAAGATAACTTTGTTGAACCGCTTGCCTAACAGCTTCTGACGAATTGCCGTCTTTCCAAGGCTGCCATCTGTCTTGCCGCCCCCGCGTGCCCCACCGAACAGGACTTCACGGGCTGGGCACTTAATTAAGGCTGCCTGAGGTCCGGGCTGCGGGCTCCAGAGATTCCTCCGATCCATACTCGGTTTCCCATTCGTCTTCACTCATTGGAGAGTCAGACACAGTAAAGTGCACGTTTTCGCTTTGGACCTTCGATTGATCGACAATCAGGCCCAACAATTTGGCGGCATCCATGATTGAGGCGCGCATCACATCAGCAGCCTCTTTTGAGGCAAATTCGTCAGTTTCACTCAGGGCGGCCTTTTCTGCGGCGGTGGCCAATCTATCCAGACGTTTTGCAAAAGCCGCTGCAGTAAGCTCCGTGTGCTTCTGTGCGGCCTTCCTTAGTTCGTCTATCCGTTGGGCGACCTTAACGTTCCCTAACAGGCGTGATGCAGCAGCCCAGACAGCCTCGTCAGTCGTGCATTTGTAGTCTGCCGCTCTGTAAGCGTCACTGGCGTTCATCCCTTCAACAACGTTGCGGCAGAACTTCTCTTGCTGTTCGGATAGCTTGGCCATCAAGCCGGAAGCCCCGTGTAATAATCGTAATAGCGATAGTTCCGGACAGAACGAGCGCGCAGGCGCAGTTTGAAGATGGTTCCGCCACTTAGTGTGATTGTGACAGTGGTGTTTCCTGTGCCGTAGTTTGTGAGGGCTGACAGGGTGAGCGTGACCTGTGGGCTTGAGACACTGGCCGTGCAGGTAATACCTTCGTTCTCTACAGTGGCAGTGCTGACAGTCTCGGACGTTGCCAGGATGCCAGAGCAGTCAATGGTGACCGTCTTTGTCTCGCCTTCCTCCATGTCCAGCTCATAGCGGTCGCGCTGGGCATTGAAGGAAATGCCTCGCGTGACACGTCGCTGGTTTTCGCGGAGATAGATCAGACGGTCTGCCACTCACCCCTCCTTGTTGAGAATGCCCTGCATGCCCCCGAGGGCGCAGAGCGCTGCAATGACAAAGCCGGCCCAGATGATGAGCTTGACGATCATTCCGAGCCCTTCAGCATCTTTGCTGCATAGCGTGGGCCGAAGTGGCCAAGGGCAATGCCTGCGATGAACGCGAGGAAGGCCATCAGTTCAGGCGCTTTGCAGCTTTGTAGCCGTAGACCATGACGCCGATGAAAATCACAAAGCCAATGAGGAACTTGATTTCATCCGGCAGGTACTTGGTGACAGCGCCGCCAATCAGGATCGTGTCCACGCCAAAGGCACAGGCAAGGCCGAACAGGACATTGCCGATCCATGTCAGGCTCGGGGTCTTCACTTCAATTGCAGCCATGGTGATCTCCTTTGGCGCGGGTTAGTCTGTGAGCCCGCCGTTGGGTTTAGCGGTCTGTGTCTCGTCTTCAGGGAGTTCGTAATGGGCGGGGTCGCTGGAGGGCGGATCGAAGATGGACTCGTCAGGTTGGTCGGTTCCGACGAAAACGCCAGTATGAGTGCCTTGGCGGATTGCTTCATCAGAAAGTCCGCCCAGCTTCCACGGATCGGAGTTGGCTTCTCGCACAGGAAAGAGCTTTTCTTGGTAAAAATACTGTTGCTTAGCGAACGCCTCTTCCGCCTGCGCATCAATCTCCGCCTTGCGCTTGGCAGCTTCAGCAAGCTCCTGGTACTCCTGCGTCTGCTGTGCGGCGACAGCATCAGCAAGGGCTTTGGCGAGTTCTGCGGCTTTGGGGTCGATGGTCATGGGTGCTCCTGTCTCAGCATGGGAGTGTGCCGCCGTTGCCGTCACTTGCAGTCAATGGTTTCGATGGGTTGTTGACTTTGGCGACACACGCCGATGCTGGGAAAAGGTGGCCCGCCCTGACACACTAGGGAGACGACTTGGGGAGTCAGCAGGACGGGCCGGGAGTTTGAAGGTTAGGCAGATGAAACGCACCATGCGCTTCACCCTTAGAAGCGCGAAAACCCCCGCCACGCGGCCAGAAAGGCCAATGCGACGGGGGCTCGCTTTGTAGCTTTGCCTCAGGGGGCTGGGTCGATGGGTCCGAGGTGTGGGCTACGCTGCCCGGTGAATCTGGATGCGAATTGTGCTTATATTGGGGCACGGCTTCGCCATGTGGGGGAAGCGCCTCGCTTTCGCGGTAAGCCGTTCGCCCCTGTCCCCGTAAGCGGCTCGCCTCATTCGGTGCCGTCTGGTCTACGGTTCGCCTACAAGATGTAGTGGTTTGCTGTTCAGGTCAAGCCACCCTCTGGCAAAGCTCAACAGGCACCTCGGCTTCCAATTCAAACATATCCTGCTTGAACAACACCTTGATTTTCCCGTTCACAACAGACGCCCGGATAACACGCGCATCAAGCCCGGCAAAGCCATGGCTGTATGATGCAATCCTCTCTCCTGCCTCGAACTCACGGGCTCCGGTGGCTTCATGCAGCCTCGGCACGTCCACGTCCCGGAACAGCCCTCTAGGCGGATCAGTCCAGAAACGCACGCCAGAGGGCGACAAGAGGGGCCGCCTACCCATGGGCTGCGGAACAGGCCGAACGGCCACTGGCAGCCAATCCGGGCGCGATATGAGCCATTCCTGATCCGGGCAAAGGTCCAGCGCAACGTAATTGCCGAGGTATTGCGGCTTGATGGCAGGGTTCGGGCGCTTGGCCTTGGCGTGGCGGTTCACGCGAGTATTGGGGAAGGCCATCAGCATGTATGGCTCGATATTGCGGCGGCGGAGTTCGCGGGCCGCAGACGCCTGCTTGTTAGGCGCGGTTTGGTAAAGCAACCAGGTCATGCTGCGTCCTCCGCAGGCTCATACGTCGCCTCAAAGATGTCAGGCTTGCATGGGTAGATTTCGCCCTTCACGCCACGGATGATCCAATCACCAGGCTGAGCCTCATGATCACCCTCAAGCGTCGGGATTATCAGGGATTGCCCTTTGTATCTCAACGGCCAGCGTCCTGCCGCCTTAGCTAACGGAGTGATCCACTCCTCGAAAGCCAACACATCATCCACGGATTCTGACATTGATGGCTTTTGCCCATGGCCCGGCCATTGCATCGCCTCAATCACAACCGGCTTCTTACGGAACTTCATGCTGCCTCTCCCGTTTCTGTCTTGTTCCAGTTTTCCACAGCCTTCACGATTTCCGTGGGCGTCATATCGAGGCCGAAGCCGTACAGAAGGTTTCCCCGCTTCTGGAGGCCGTGAATGACTGTGGTGTGGTGGTGCCCGCCAGTCGCCCGCCCTGCGTCG